CCCCTAAATTGACGCTAGGCACCCCCTATGGGGGCAATTGGCGTCGTTCAGGGTGAGGGAGGGGCTCGCGTGAGTCTAACAAATTTCGGGTTCAGGTATAGACGTGCAAGCCCCCTTGATTTCCCCGGAGTGCACCAGTGCCAACAAGTGACGTTACTTGACCACGTTGCACAGCAAGTACGCGTACTTAACGTCTGCACCGGCCACAGTCTGAATGTTCACACGAATCTGCTTTGCACCGATTGGGACTTTGCCCCTCAAGGTGTTCTTGCCGATTACCTTCCAACCCGTGGTGGTGCCCAGGTTAGCCGAGACCCCACCAGGCAGGCGGTTACCTGCAGCACCCAAGAACCCAATAGATATCTGCCCTGCGTTACTGGAGGTCGTCGCAATGTTCACCATGCAGGACATACTGAACATGCCAGGGTTAGTCACTGCCTGTACTTGCGATATGTTGGTACCGACACCTACAGGAGCAACTCGCATAGCTCCCTCTGTACCTTTAGGTCCAGCATTAGCCAGATACTCTACCACAGAGGATGTACCAGTCCCCTTATTTACCGTCCAAGCATTCAGGTTCCCAGAACCAAAATCCCAGTTACTGAATGTGCTAAGACTAGAGTGCAAAGGACACGTACCCGCCCCGTTGCGTAGCTGCAGCATAACTCCAGAGGTTGTGACTGTACCGGCCCCTCCGATGAATGCGTGATACCCGAGCTCCTGCTCCTGCTGGTAGTGCCCGCCGTAAGGAGCAGTTACACCTACAAGGTTCAGTAGGTTGTTGGTAGAGACATACAGCAGCGCCCGAGTCTGTCCAAGGTTGCCGTTTGTAACTATACTGCCCCCGATAATGTTGAATACGTTAGTGTGCCCAGCACTAATGTCAACGTATCTACGGGTACCAGCACTTCCAGGGTTCTCGAAGTTGCATCCGTTACAGGTTACTGTCGCACTACTCGCCGAATCCACAAAGAACGTGATGTTCAGGAACGAGCAGGTATTAAATACCATAGTGTATGAGGAGCAAGATAATCGGATATTACTACCTGCGCCATCGAAGAACTGGCAGTGGTAGAACGACAGAATCTCTCCAGAGTCATCTAGTCCAGCAGGCACATACAATATCCCGTTAGGGTTGAGGGCGTTTAGGCTGTTTACTTTGTAGAACACAAAGCGCCAAGAGTTGTGCCCCATTCGGATGTTGTGGTCGAACTTATCGAACGTGCACTCACGAACCTCGGTCTGCCCGTTATAGCTCTTGTCCGACCCCACTGTTTCCCTGCCAACCAGTAGTCCGTCTACTCCGGACGTTTTAGCACCAAACACGTACAGCCCCTGCAGGGCTGGGCTAAGGTTGTTGTAGTAGGCTGCGGGGGTATAGCTATAGCTGCTATTTATAGAAAACACAATCGAACCAGTAAACTCAGAACAGTCAATGCGCACTTTACCTTGATAGCCAATAATACCGGCCCTGGATGGGTCTACATTAATTGGGGTGCCTCCCTTGAATTTGTAAGTCGCCACCCCGATATACAGGTCCGTATTCACAGAAGCAGCGTACGCATAAGCCGCAGCTACTGCTGGCATACTGTCTATGTCTGAATTCGGTAGTGCACCAAACATATCCGCCCAGATAGGTCCGTTTACTACTCGAAGCAGCCGCACCCCATTACTAGCTACTACTACAGTACCGTCGTTACCTGTAGCGGTGCTGCTAGTGCTGACCTTAAACAGCCCACCACCTAAACCAACCCCTTCATGCCAAGACAACAACCTAACAAGTTTCCCGTCCTCAGAGTGTGGGAACTCTTTTAGCTTAGCCATACTGGAGAATTGCGGGTACTCAATAGAATATCCCCCAGCCCTCACTAAATCTACTAGTGCCATATATTCTCACCTATCGTTTCAATTCAGCCATAGCTGCGTTCACGTTCTTGTACTGATTCCCAATGGCCTTGCTCTGCCACTGCCTGCGCTCCCACAGGCCCCAGCACACTTTGTTGCGCTGCCCGTTGATGTACTGGGAGCAATCAAATGTCCAGCGGTTGCCGCTCTTGTGCACCCACCCAGCCCCAGGGGACTTCTGTTGGTACTTACTAATATAACGCCAGTCCAGTACAGCCTTCGCGGCCGCTGCGTAATCAAGGCTTTTGAGATGACGTTTCACGGAGCTTCCGTTGAAACCAGCTACGCCTACGTTATATGTGAGGTCCAGGGAACCCAGCAGAGCCACGTCAGAGAGCTGCATAGGAAGCCCGTCAAGGGCTTTTGCGTGCTCCCCCGCTGATTGTATCAGTTGCTTCTGACAATCGCTCAGCGTGGCTCTCTGGCCCATTTTGACGCCCTTTGTCTCACCGTGGCAGATGGTAGGGATACCGGCACTGTCTTTGTAGGCGGTAAGGCTCAAGCCCTCATTGTGCTGGATTACCCCGGTGATAGCACCGCCGAGCATAGTGGCCCCCGTGAGGGCCGCTACAACCTTAGTCCTTAAGCTCATATTTAATAGTCCCCTTACGTGCCTGCTCTTCTAGGAGCTTGAATGTACGTCTCTTGTAATATGCATTCCACGCCAGGGTTAGCACTGCGCACACCGTCGCAGTGATGAAGCTGATAGTGCTCCAGTTCCAGCTCATTAACTCTGCCAACCAACCTCCTGATACCGTAGCGCCGGTAACTGCTGCACCTGCCCGGGTAGCGAGGTCTGACCCAACCACGTCTCCTACCTTAATCATCCTGCTGCCCCTTCTTCCTGAACAGCTTACGAATCACCAGAATGACCACTAGGAAGACCAGAGGAATACTGGCCCCAGCTAATCCGGCGAGGATAAGACCGTAACTATCATTGTTAACTACTTGCAGGCGCTCTGCCTGGATTGTGCCGGTACTAATAGTCTGCACTTGCTTCTTGCTAGAAGTATCCAGGGCGCCTACGTTAGAATCTGATACATCAGTTTTGTTGGTGGTGCTGGAGTCCACCTTGTTATTCAAGCCAACGGTTTGCTTGGTGTTTTCGGCACCAACCTGAGCAGATACATCCGGCTTAGAACCAACTAAGCCGGTGAGTGCAGGGGTCGCCGAGCAACCAGTCAAAGTAACCGCGAGCAGTAACCCAGCGACCAGCTTACGCATTAGCTAGCAGCCCGCACTGCGGCTACCGCGGCCTCAAGCGCAGCAATCTTGGTATCGAAGGCGGCACCAGTCTGGGCCACGTTCTGCGGCTGCGTAAGGATAGCATACAGGTCCTTACCCAGAATGTTCAGCTGACGCAGCAGCTCCTGCTGTTGCGCTGAGGTTGCTTTTGCAATTGCCATGTGTACTCTCCTTATTCTGCCGCGTCAGTAGCGGCTACGAATGCACTCTGCAGTGCAGTGAACGAATCATCAAATGCTGCGCCGGAACCCTCACCGAGCGGCATGCCTGTACCCGTAAGGGCGACATAGCCAGTCTTAGATAGCTGCGAGAGCATGCTGAACAGGCGCGCCTGCAGCGTACCATCATCCTTAAAGGCTGTACCAGCACGGGTAGCCGTATAGCCCTGAGACGGCATGTACGTGAAGAACGTGTTCAGCTTAGTCAGGGCGGTCGTACCTACGAAGCCTACGTTGTAGTCCGGCTGCACCTGCTTCTCCAGGTTCTGGCACGTGCCTACAATGGCGTACTGTACGTCCGCAGTTTTAGCTGCGATGATTGATGCCATTATATTCTTCCTCTATGTTGTTTACCTCTGCCCCGGTTCTGCAGCCGAGCGGCTACGCCCCTAAGGCCCTTAGACACTTTGCTCTGTGCCCAATCTAGTGGATTCTCAATGAAGGCCCGGGCCATCTTCTCAGACTCACGCTCAGCCACCACTTTCTCGTCTTCCACCAGATGCCCGTTCAGCGTAGCCACCATCATGGCGATTGCGTCTGCTCGGTCATCTTTCGCCAGACTGCCGCGATCGTACGTGATGCCGGACAACTGCGCGAACGCAGAGTACAGCCAACGTCTATCGCGGGAGTACGACATACAGGTGCCGATGTCGTCGTGGATAGCACGCTCATGCACCACCAGGCGGTGTCGACGAGTAACTGGGCTGATTGTGTCGATGATACGACGCTCTTTCTGCGTGGAGTTGTTCAGGTCCCGTACACCGATACCGGCGAGACGTCGCTCCCGTAACCGGTTCAGGATAAGCATAGACACGGTGCCGTGCCCCATGTTGCTCTCCACCACCATATCCGGGATGTCTAACTCTACGCACAGGTCAATCAGTTTATCAATGTTCTCTTCGCTGATACCTCCTTGGAAGCCACCTACGGAGAATAGGTGAATGTACGAGTTCGCAGCACCGCCAGCAGCGTAAGACACTTCATCCCCACCACAACCAGCCGGGTCCACCACTAGCACCTTATGCTGATACGGTAGGTGCATGTCCCCGTAGAATGCCGGGAAGTACATCTGCTGACCCATAATCCCCTCATGCTCGTGCTGGTACAGGTACCGGCGGTCCGCGATGTAGGAGAACGTCTCCGGGGAGGAATCCTGGCTGCCAGAGTAAACCAGCATATCCGAAAGCTTGATGCGCGTACGCATTTGGTCGGACAGGGTGGTGTCGAGCATGTACTGCAGCTGGAAGCCTTCCGGACCAAAGTCCAGCTCCTTCTCAATCAGTGCATCCTCATCATAGCGCCCGGTGTCCGTGCTCTCACCTAGCGTCCCGTCGACGCCGAAGCCGGTACGTTTATAGCCGCGCCCAATAAGCTCCAATATATAAGGAGCAAGTGTACTTCCATATCGCTCTTCCATTTCAACTGACGGAATGCGCCCAGGCCACACGCGCACCTCGAAGCCACGTCCCGGCAGGGTTTTATAGATACTGTCCTTGGTCTGCGGTGTACCCAGGTACAGCGTATCCCCGTGCGTACAGATAGCTGCGAAGTCTTTAGAAATCATCAGCAGCTGCTCACGCTGGGTTTGCGTTAAACCGTTCTTGGTGGTCTCGATATCATCTGGAATCAGTAGGTCTGCGCGCTTCCCCTGCAGGGATGCAGTAATACCTACACAGGCTACACTGGCTGATTTCTCCAGCGGCTTAAGGTCGCAGTGTACGTCATAACCTTCGAACGAGGTACGGTCCCCCCGAGTAGGGTCAGCCTTTAAGTAGCACAGTAGCGGCCACGTCTCAATCATACGAATGATTAGGTTCGCTACGTCAGACGCCTGCTTCTCGGCACCGGACACAATCAGGATACGACAGGATTGGTCCTGTATGAGCCTCCAGACGGCGTAGAGTGCAGCTAGTGTAGACTTAGCCTCACCACGCTGCGCAGCCACCATGCGCTTCCTAGGGCCCTTCTGCATGTACTCTGCAATGTCGGCCTGCATGTCCGTGAGCGTAAAGCCCAGGAACCGCATACCGATGTACGCAAATTCCCGGAAGTCACTCAGCGCCGCGGCCATCATCATCGCGATGTCCTCGCGCTCCTCTTTGGGAATACTGCGCGGATTCGCGCTATAACCAGTAAGTTTCTGGTTGAGCATGCGCAGTCTTCGCGCAGTCTTCACCGATACCATTAGACAATTCCTTCTAGTAAGTCCTCAGAGTCTGAACCACTAATCTTGTTTAAAATCTCTTGCTTACGCGCCTCTCTGCGCGCCGCTAGTTCGTCATCGAATTCGTCACGAAGGTCCTGCATCTCCTCGGAATCTGCATCCGCGGTTATGTCGTTGTCCTTCAAGAACTTAGCGATGACTGATTTATCTGCGGCGGGGAGCGGTACCTCATCTTCCTTAGACTGCTTGATTTCTTCAATCAAGGCCTCAGTGAACATGCGGTGCAGCTCCGAGAGGCGACTACGTTTAGCCGCCCCTGCCATGCTCTCCTCCTATCATGTAGATAGCACCCCACTGGCGCGCAGCGCTGCCAGCAGTGCATTAAATTTAGCCACTACATCCCCGGTGCCGGTTGCGTTGGATACAGCTGCAGCCTTGTCCAGATACGCCAAATCTCCCAACGAGTCGGCTAAGTAATCTAAGGATGCTTGCGTAGCAAAACCGTCCCCTGCAGTTACATCAACCCCCAGTCGAGCGGCTACAACAGTGCCTGCAGGTAAGGTCTCTGCAAACAGTATGGTATTATCTACAATATCGAAACTGTAGCCACGAATCTGCCCAACCCCGTTAATCTCTACTACAGCCTTAGTGAAGGCTAAGCCTGGAGTTACTTCGTCCGTATCAGCGGCTAGGACCGTGCTCCACGGGTAGCTTACCGTTTCTACACCGCTTATAAAGGTGTTCTCCAAGGCGGAGGTACGGGCACTCAGCGCATCATCTGCCGCCTTCCGTGTAACGGCTTCGGCCTGTACAGCGGACACCCACCCCGAATGCTCTGCGTCAATGCGCTGTCCTAGTAAGGCATCAGCGGCATCTACATAAGCCTTAGTAGCGGCATCTTGGGCACTGATTGGGTTGGCTAAGTTGGTTATCCGGTACCCGTTCATGCTGATAGCGCCATAGAATCCGGGGATAGCCCGGCCCTCCACTAGCTCTTGCGCAAGGTGCAGGAACTGAGTGTTTTGGGAGTCTACGTTCACCTCAATGAACGGAGAGCCACTAGCAAACTCGATGTACAGATACTCTCGCTCAGTCTTACGGATGAGTAGAACAGTGGTGTCTGCTGGTAAGGCTGTACTCAGCCTAATATTAGTAGAGCTGGTCCAGGTGTACCCGGTGGTCTCTACACCGTCTAGGTATACATGAATATAGGACTTGTCCAAATACTCAATATCGCACTGGATATCCTGTGTACCAGCTGGCTTGATTTGTTCTTGCCAGCTGAATGCCATATTAATCGTCTCCGAAGTTATTGATGATAGCTCGCGTAGGTGCGAATTCCTGGATTAGCGGTACCTGCTTAGTGAAGGTCTTGATATCCATATTACCGGTAGCCAGGTCCTGTACGGCCCCGAGCAGCCCTGTGACGTAACCCATAGACGCCAGTGAGTGTCTGGGAGAATCCCCCAGGAAGATATCCTGCAGTAAGGATACACCACCAATGGCGCTCATACCCATTACGGACTCTCCGATGAGTTTCTGGGTGCTTACGTCCCTCCCATCCATGCCGTGCTTAGCCATAGTAGCCAGCAGCATCAATGGGAACTGGTACGCCATAATATGGGCTACACCAATCCACCCAGCATCATTCAGCTCCCTGCGCAGAATCTTGTTAGTGGCAGCCAGCGCAAAGCTCTGGTACCCTACAATAACTTTGCCGATAGGGTTGAACTGCGCAAAGTGCGAAGTCTCACCGGTACGAACCTGCTGTACCAGGTAGTCCATCATACGCGTCCCTACAACCTCGATTTGCATTTGCAGGTCCGGCTGGAACGTGGCGCCCGGGTTGGCCTTGTTTGCAGCGATAGCGCGGTCCGCAACGTCACGGGTAAGCCCGAAACGCTCCAGACGCTTAAACGCCTCAGCATCACCCTTGAACATCTGGGTTAGCTCATCCGCCACAATACCGGAGTTCAGGTTAACCTGCAGCCGGTGCACCATGCTCATACCGTTGACGTGACGTGCAGCCTGCCCAACATTCTGGGTGACGTTGAACCAGGAGGCCTGACGGGTCAGGTCCAGGTTATCGTCGGCGTACGTATTCAACCAGCGGAAGCGCATCTCCTTCTGGATATTACCCCGCAGTACGGTATCTAAACGAGCAGCCATGTCCGGAGTCTTGATAGCTACGGCACCTTCCTTGAACCAAGGCTGGTCACGCATACTACGCAGCACCCTAGCCATGCCGAACTCCTTCATAGCCAGAGCAGTGTCGGTAAGCTGATACAGCCCGGAGTTCTTAAGCATAGTGGCGTTCGCCATGTTCCCGGCTGCACGCAGCAAATCCGGAAGCTGTCCAGCATCAGCAGGTGCGCCGCCCAGGATAAAGTCGATGGTGTCGTTGACGGTCTTCTCCCACTTAGCGGAATCCGCCAGTGCGTGCTTAGACTCGTCAATCATCTTAGCGAGCTGTCCCAGGTCCTGTACGCCTGCGTAGGCCATACCTACACGCCCAGACATACGGTTAGTGTACCCGTGCATAACCTTGGCTACGTCAGTATCCATCAGGTCCTGCATGCGCATGCTCTTACCGTTCACCAGATACTCTTTGTCCATGTTGAACCGAGTACGCTGACGCAGGTTCCGCGCGGGAGATGTGCTACCGGATTCGCGTACGTTGCCGGCCAGGAAACTCTGGATTGCAGACTCCTCTACACCAGCGCTACGCATAGCCATAACGACCTCATCGTTACCCATGCCGTTAATCAGCTGCTTCCACATAGGGCCAGAATGTCCGGCACGGCCGTTGTAGATACCGTCAACCATCTCCTTGGCAACACGCTGCACTACCTCTGACTCCATGCTCGGGTACACATCCCGCAGGGCGGACCGGAACAGGGTGCGGTAGTCGTCCAGAGTATTACCCTGTGCGATACCTTGACGCATCTTGTCATAGCTATACTGCCGCGGGAAGTAGTAGTCGGATTTAACCAACGCACCATCATCCACAAGGCCAGCATTGAGCATATGCTCGTGCCACTTGCTAGCCCAGCCAGAGCGGCGGTAGGCGTCAACCAGTGGAGCAATCTCTGCATCCGGCACTGGCACAGCGCGGCCATTTACATCAGCACTGTAGGCAGCATCTAGGTACTTGCTCAGGCGGTCTTCCAGTGCAGCCCGCTCAGCGCGGAACTTGCTCCGATGGAAGAAGCGCTCAGAGAAACCTACGCCCTTATCCTTCAACGCGCCCAGGATAGCGTCTTCCACTACGCTGGCGCTGGCATCCATCTCCAAAGTGAGATTGCGCTTGAAGTCCACCACGGACGGGCGACGACCACCTACGGCGGACGCATCCGACACTAGCAGCTTAGCCAGGTCTTCGTTGCCTTGGGCGATGTTATCGTACAGGGCAAACATAGTAGAGAGCTTCTTCTTAGCGCCGTCCAGCATAGCTTGGGCACCCTTAGCCTCGTTGAGGGTAGCGCTGCCCGCCAGGTCCTGGAAGGCTTCGCTCCGGAAGCTCTGGGCTTGGTCTGCATAATCCTTAGCTGTCCACTTAACGGCGTCCTCATACGCATCCAGGACATCTTCCAAGGCAGAGCCTTTGGCCTTGATACCCAAGGCGTTCATGATGTACTCGCCCAGTTGGCGGAGCATGCTCTTACCCGCGGGAGATTGCGTCCGCGCCAGATGCTCAACCCACTCAGGGCTGTCGCCTAAGCCCGCCAGCATCTCATGCACATTACTTGCATAATACCGCATACGCGGAGTCAAGGTGGAGTCGGCTGCAATAACCGCGCGCACTTCCTCCAGGCGCTTAGCAATCTCTGGGTTACTGTCAACCGCGCGCGCAGTGGCGGCATGAATCAGTTCGTGCACGGCCACCTTGCTTGTATCCGCATCCATAGCGCGCAGTGCGTCCCCTGCTGTAGTCCAGGTGCTGCCATTAGCTCGCTTAGGCGCGCGCAGAGATACCTCCCCTCGCTTAGCTAAATCTTGTTGTGCGTAAGTGTAGCGGCTGCGGTTTGCGGAGCCTGCTACTAGTTTAAAATCAATGTCGTTTACAGCATCACCCAGCGTGTCCAGAATAGCCCTCTGACCCGCTGTTAAGTGTTCAGACTTCTTCAAGAACTGAACTACGTGCTGTGCTTTCATGTTCACAGCGGCGGTATTGTTTCTAGATACTTGGATGCTTTCATCCAGTGGCTTAGTGAGGATGTCCTCTCCCTCTCCTACTCCTGTAACATTAGCGTCTCTTGCTGTACGAGTTGTAGGCGCTTCCGGGTCGAACATAGGCTCACGCCCAGTACGCGCCTTTGCAGCCGCCTTAGCAGCCTTAGACATGTCCCAGAGTTGGTCTATACCCGCTACGCCCGCTACCAGGGCAGTGACTGCTGCAGACTGCCCCAGTTGGTCCTGTGCATAGAAGGCAGTGCCTACATCCGCTGCACGTATAGCAGTGCGTGCTGCTAAGCCAGCACGACCAGCGATGCCCGCTGCTGACATAGGGGCCAGGATAAACGGAGCATCACCAACCAGCGCACCGGCGAATCCCACCAAGGTGTTATCGGACATTTGGCGGTCACGGTTCCGCTGCTCCAGCATAGCCTGGATGCGGTAGTTGTAGTCGTCCAGAGACACGGCACCGTGCAAGTACTCAATCTCGTCCTGGTTAGGGGTGTAGAGTTTAGCCCGGGAATCAGTGCTCAGTTGCTTCTTCGCATCAAACATCGGCTCCGGGTCAAATACCGGGGCAGAGGCCTTGCGGATAGCTGCGGCCACGATGCTATTGCCCATACCAGACGCAAAGCTTTCGCCCACTGTAGTAGCGGGTACCTTGGCCTGGGCCATAATAGAGGAGCGCTGCAATGCATTAAGCCCAGCGTCCCCTGCGTCATTCCAATCTACGCTCTCAGGCGCAGGTTTAAGTGTTGCGCCCTTAGCAGAATCCTTTTCCTGTGGGTTCGGTTCTTGGTTCAGAAACTGAGCCATGTTATCTCCTAAAAGAATTTTGATAAGGGGAGGCCCCGAAGGGCCTCTATTAGTGCGCTACTTCAAACAACCAGTTGCGCAGCCCTTGCTCCAGATACTTCTTACGCTCAGGTTGTGCCTGCTTGTAAGCTGGGGTATTACGAAGTGCTTGCCAAGCCTTGCCCTGGGCCTCTGATACAGGGTACTGGTAAGCCCCTACAGGGGTCTTAGATGCTTTACGTACCTGTGCCACAGCCTCAGCCACCGGGCCGGAGCTCCCATTACCACCATGATAGTTCAGGTCAACCATAACCTTCATGGCATCCGCAGAAGCACTCAGGCCCTGTCCGCGCAGCTGCTTGTTCACGTTCGGGATGTACTGCTGCTCCAGGGAGGATTTAAGAATGCTGATACCGTCGTCGATAGTAACCTTCTTAGGAACCGGCATACCGGAGTTGTTGTGCAGACCGAAGCCTACGCTGCCGTTACCTTTACCCTCACGGAATCCCTCGAACTGCATGGTGTTGGCGAGAATCTCACTAAACAGTGAAGGCTCTACACCAGCCCCATTGCGTCCATTAACCTGGACGCTCACAGCCCTACCATTGTCGTGGTCGTAGAACGTAGCTGGGCGGATACCCACCTGCTCACTGCCAATCTTCATCTCACCAGCCAGCGCCTTATCGTAAGCGTCCTGCGCAGCGACCTGAACATCCCGAAGATTCACAGACATCGTCTGGAAGGTTCCCTTCTTGTCGAAGGCGGTGACTGTCATGTTCTGAGCTGAGTTGCCTGCCGTAGCTGCCTGCACCACTACGCGCTCAAGGTTGCTTGGGTCGATTAAGGCGTTGACCTGGTTCTGAATCTGCTGCTGCAAGGACGCTTTGAATTGTTCCTGGTCCCCGCGGTAATCCCCCATGAGGGACTGGATAGAGGTCCCAGCAGGCAGGTACACATGCCGAGGTGCGCCGGATATATCCAGCTCCAGCTTACGGGCTTGGATGTTACCCTTGAGCATGGTGTTAATGTCATCAGCATCCTTACCAACCAGCGCCTCTGGATTGTGGCTGTATACATACCGATACTCTTCTTCCATAGCAGCGCGCGCTTCCTGGCGCTGTGCATCCGCCGTACCAAAGAAGCTGAACCAGTTAGCGGTGCCGCTCGGGTCCACCATCTTATCAGTGGGATTGCTGTTAATGTTACTGTAGCGCCCACTGGCCTTGTTACGGGCCTGGCGACGCAGGTCGTCCAGGATAGTGTTGCTGGCATTGTTGGGGTTCTGTGCAATAGCTTTCTGAACTACACCCTGCCATTCAGAGGGGACCTCGGAGAGCAGGGCCATCTTACCCAAGTCAGTGCTGGTACTGTACGCCTGAGCCCACAGGTTAATGCTGTTGACGTTCTCTCGGGATACCTGCCCATCCTCGCCCAGCTGGTCCAGTGTAGTGAGGGTGCGCGCCATATCCGCGGACATGCGCTTGTGCGCCTCGTTGACGGCCCACGCATCCTTGCTGTTGCTGCCGTAAGCCAGCAGCTGCAAGTTCCCCTCCGGAGTATCCGGGAAGTTCTTGAGCATCTGCGTACGTGCTTTATCCAGGTCCCCCTTAAACATACCCGCTAGGGTGGAGGTAGGGAGGTTCCCGGTAATAGCACTACGCATAGCCTGTGTGTTGGCAGCCTTCTCCCGGATGGTCTGGGCTTTATTCCAGAATTCCATACTGGTGCCAGGACTCAGCACGTCCGTAGCAGACAGCTCAATCACGCGGTTGCGGATACGCTGCATTGTCTGCTCCTGCTCCTCCGGAGATTGCCCTTCGAGAGACTGGATTGCATCAGAGATTTCAAAGCGGGCCTGAGTCTCAATCTGAGTGCCAGCACGTTTAAACTCCTGATACAGAGCGGCGTTAACGTCTACTGAGTTAACGCCCAGCTCTTTAGTCGCCATCTCCTGCAACTGGTTGATGATTAGTGGGTCCTGAGTCTGCTGCGCTACGCTAACCAGATACTGCTTGGCCCGGTCCAGCTTCTTGGCCTTGTCCAGATGCTCGGCTGCCAGGATGCTATCTAGCCCATTCTTAATGGACATCTGCGCCGCAGCGCCCTGCCCAGCATTCAGGCGCTGGTAGAACTCATCACTGGATGAGCTGAGGCCGCGGTCCAGAGCACGGTCTGCTTGAGCCACTGCAAACGCCGCGCGGCCCTTCTGGAAGGCTGTGTAGTTAGCTAAGCTGGTTGCACGGAGCTGCTGCAGTACCGCCGTAGCGGACTGCTTGGACATATCCGGCAGGTACATACCGAGCTTATCAGACATCGCCTGAACGTGCTCTTGCTCCTGCTGGTGGAATTCCTCATCAGTCAGCCCGGACTCAGCCGCTTTCTTGGCACGGGCGATACTGTCAGTGCGCCACTTAGCCAGAGAGTCGTATGCGGCGGCAGATACATAACCATCCTGGTAAGCTTCCTTAACGAACAGGTTCTGCTTCTGTACGTGCTCATCCTTCTCGGCCATTGCGTCCACTGCACCCTGGGCATCCATAGCGCCGCGTACAGTGGCTGCTGCTGCGTTTTCTTTTACTGCTGCATCAAACCCTATGCCGAAGTCCTGGACGAAGCCAGAGAGCGCTGCAAGGCGGTTCGCTTTGGACGTGTCTACTGCTACGTCCCCGACGGTAGAGGGTAAGTTAACCTCGTTGGCCTGCAATTGCACGCCGCCGATATTTAGACCCTGTCGGTTGGGTTGAATTACAGGCATTTGCTTCCCCTTAGTTTACCAGGTGTGTACTTTACTGTTACCCTTGCTGCCCCACAGGTCATACAAGAATGAGTTATCAGCCTTAGGCTCAGTGGCAGTGCCGGAACTCTCTGGGGCGCTCTTGGATAGTTCATTCCCTACGTACTGTCCGAGCATCTGCCCACCAAAGCTCAAGGCGGTGTTAAACATCTTGTCGTACCCGCTCTCCAGGTCCATGTTGGCTAGGCCACTGTCCACGGCCTTGTCTACCATCATGCGGTAGCCTTCTTCCTGAGTGGCCTGCTGGGCCCGGATGCCAGACTCCTGGCGGTCTGCTACTGTGCTTACGGTTGCTACGGCATCCTTTACGGATGCCCCCATAGTACCCGACGCCGCAGCCTGCAGTCCTATCTGGCTCTGTGCTTGTAGCTTCTGCTGTTGAATATTGAACAGAGCAACCTCAGTCCGGTCCCTGGACTGGGCGCGTTGCAGCGCGATGTCGTTGAGCTGCTTCGCTGTCTGCTGAATTACCGCTTTGTTGCGTGCTTTGGAAACCTCAATCTGTGCGCCCGCTCCCAGCAGCTTAGAGCCTGCTAGGGCGGCGACAGCCCACCACATAGCCATAATTAAATCCTCCGTCTGCGTTGGTTGTAGCGCAGGATATAAGAGATATCCAGCACGTTCAGCTCCTGGGAGCCTTTGGTATACAAAGTGACTTCCGTAGTGTCTGCGTTGGTACGGCACGGTACTGTGATGGTAGCCAGGTCCATACGCAGGGTCTGCCCCAGCGTCAGCTCCTTGGAGTTCATCAAGATACCCATGAGTTCTCCGCTCCAGTCAACGTCCCGAGGCGTATCCGTTACATGCACATCAAAGTGCCCAGAGTTACGTACCGCGACATCCAGACGCAGCAAACGCACGTGTCCGCTACCAACGAGCTTATCATTCTGGTCCCGAAGTACTGGGGTGGTCAGAGTGAATGTGCTGTTGTATCTGCGGCCAAGTATATACTGACCATCAGGAACACCTCGCACTACGCTGAGCTGGTTCGTACCGGCAATATCCTTTAACCCCACCTCGGTAGGCCCCATAGGACTGTTGGCTGGATACGTGAGGATTAGGTCCTCTTTGTACGTGTCCGCCCAGCCTACCGGGCGCAGCACTGCGGGCACAGTAAACACCCCGGCGCTTACGGTTACTTGCGTCTGCAAGTCCGAGTACGCATCCGTGTACTCACTGCCGAGGTTGTAGCCCTCACGTGGGTCCATAGACAGAATCAGGAGTTTATTGCCCGGGCTAGGCCCTTGCAGATACAGGAACACCTCATCCTCAAGCGCTTGCACGCCCAGGATGTTATACGGAAACGTCCACTGGTGCCAGGCTGCTTGCACCTTTCCACCGTCCTGCCCACCCCACATGAACTCGTACACCAGCAGGTTCTTACGCTGACCGGACATACGCACAAACGCCATGTTGGTGACGCTGGAGTTTTGCATCTGCAGCACCCGCCCAGGGATATACCGAGGGAGATGCACAGTAGCATCCTGCGTAGCGTATTGCGAGGACGTGTACGGAGACGGGATGAGCTCCAGGATACCCGCGTAGCTGTTATTACGCTTGTTCGGGTAAATCACAGTCTGCCCAGCCATCACTGGTGTTACTCGGCTGTCGCACTCGTAGGTGCTGGTGATGCTAATACTGGCGTTGGTTGGGGTAAGCACTGCCGAACCAGGCACTACAGCTTGCATGCTGTTTGCGAACAATACCAGGTCCCGGTTGAACTGTATCGCCGTACGGTACACAGAATCCTGGGCAGACGCAGAGCTAATGCTGATACGGTCCGTATCCAGCAGCGAGGTTACTGTAGAGCGATAGAATCTCTGATACAGCCCCGAGGCCGACATATCCACTACGCTACCGCTGAGCAGCACTAGGCGGCCCTGGAATGCAGCTATACCAGTAATGTACCCATTCTCAACAAAGCCAGGATTCTGGTTGTTGTCGTCGTTCCCAGCGAGGCGCCCCTCCCAGTCACGGGCAATGATGTTGTCGTCCGCTGCCAGCTCCCTGGGCATGTTCGTAATTTTAGTGATGCTACCGTAGGCTCCGACTTCGGACCAGGTGCGAGTACTGTAGTCAAACTGATACCACGCCGTCTCTGACGAGGCTGTGCCTACTTGACACATTGCGCCATCAGCCTGCGGCGGCAGCTGTGCGGGCAGGTCCTGTTCTTGCGGGACTCTACTCTGCCCAGATGCCAAGGCGTATGTATCTCCAGCGGATGTACTGACTACAAGATTAGGCAGCCCGGATATATACATATAACCCTCGAAACGGCTTATACTCCCCCCGGCCGCTATAATATCAGCCCCTATACCGGACCCATTAGGGTCTCCGTTAATTAAGGCATTAACCACAAAAGGTGCAGAGACCCACTCTGCCGAGGAGCTGCCGTTACTTGCGTCAGGCGCATTATAATAACCAGAGGCGGAGCCTCCCGTCCAGGATACTGTAATTTCCCAACGCTTCTGGAAGGCTACAGTCTTGATGTAGAAGAACCCCGTGGTGCTCGGGTCGATACGCCCGGTGTTGTCCACGGTAGTACTCGGAGCCATCTCCGTATTCAGGATGTAGGTTAGCCCGGCGATACTCGCAGTCTGGATAGAGGTCTGCCCTACCGTGGTTACGAAGTACGGGTCGTTCCCGCTGCTTACGATGGTCTTGCCGTTCTTGGACAGGAGCCACCAATTACCGTTGCTGGTGTTAATCAGCAGGTGCCTACCATCAGTGCCGCGCTCGACGTACTCTGTGAATAGGGAGTCGAGGCCCGGATTGTCGATGCTGCTCTCCCACACAATCTCTGCCGGGGGTCGTCTACGTAATCCGGATACTGGGTCACTGAGCATGTTCAGCTGCGCCCCAAGTTGCCCAGGCTGGCGCTCTCTTGGAATCTGCTGGGACACGCCCTGGAGCAGACTCTGAATGGTGCCTTCTAATGATTGCGCCATAACCTCTCCTTAAATCATGAAACGCGCACGCCGGATACGACGTGCAAAGCGGGTCTTGCTGGTGCTGAACTTCTGATTGCGCAGATGCTCGCGCAGCACCATGCTCTTGTACCGCTCAGCTTCCTGTGCGTAATTAGCGTAGTTGCTGTCGCCACCCAGGTCGTTTAAGTATACCTGCGCAGTTGTGTAGTTAGCCACCCACATAGCGGCGTGCTCCGGCAGGTCCTCAAAGGCCAAATCCAGGACCACACGAATACGCACAGGTGCATCGAAGTATTGGTTCTGCTCTACCAGGTCGTATAGGTTCCCGTCACGTACCCCGTACTTGGATTCTGAGCAGGCGTCATATACAGCCAGCTGGTTCCACGGTACCTTAATCAAGCCGTCGGTGGTGGGCGTAACTTCGCGCTCCACCATGTTAAACCAGAATCCCGTGCTGAGTAATCCACGACGGTTACGTGCGAGTGCAGAGCGGGCTAACCCAGCGCTAGGGTTACTAGTGTTGATGTCCATAACGCGAGACTCCCCGAGGGCTTCCAATGTCAGGTTCACAGCGTCTAATTCTCTCATATTTGTTCCTCTATTAAAGACCCCTTGGACCTTTAAGACAGGGACAAAAAAAAAAAGCCCCTGGCACCCGAAGGCACCAGGGGCGCGTATTACTCTTCCACAGTATCAGCGGCTACGCCAGCCGCCTTACGGGTTTTCTTGGTAGCCTCGCGGCCAGATTCAACCGAAGCCACCTGGATGTTCTTAGCTACATCGGTGGCGGCCTTAACCGCCTCCCGCTGAGCTGCATTGGCCTGGAGAGTCTCCAGACCGAACGTAGCGATTACTGCCATTGAACCTCCAATTAGGACTTGGTGGACTTGGTGGACTTGGTGGTGAAGGTGAACTTGGTCACTGCAGCGGTGTCCGGACGACGCAGACCGATGTTGTACATCGCGTAGCAGTCCAGTACGTTGCTGAACTCACGCTCATCATCCCAGATACGGGAGGTGAACGGCTTCGCTTCTACAGTCACCAGAGTCTTGGACTTGCTGAAAGTCACCATACGGCACAGCGCATCGTCAGAGGTGACGGTGTAAGCAGAGCCCAGCGGGTGCGTACCAGCAGTGGTCGGGAACTCGGTGCACTCGACAACCGGGATACCGTTCATCACCACCGCACGGCGCTGCTTATAACCATCCATGTTGCTGTCACCGAAGTCACGGTCGAACAGCTTCGGATGCTCCAGCAGACGCGAATAGGTATCGACATCCACCAGTGTGACCATATCCATGAGCGGCACCTTGCGCTTGATGAGTTCATCAATGCCAGCCTTGTGGGCCAGGTTGATGTTCATGGCGTTCGCTTCCATCTCAGCCTGGGTCAGCTGCGTGGAAGAGGTAGTACCCGGAACCAGGATAGCTGCATCTACCTCAATACCGCCGTTGAACGCCGGTTTCAGGTGCGCCGGAGCAACCCAGGAGCGGCCCTTGATGAGCTGAATCAGGTGCGCCTGGTCGAAGGTCTCCGCGAACTTGGAGCCGTTGTTCTGACCCATCTCGGTCAGGAAGTCCGGACCGGTCCAGTCATCCTGGTAGTCGATTGGGTTACGGATATACAGCACCGTATCCACCACGATAAGCATCTTATCGTTACGGACCGGGGTGCTATCCAGCGCCTCACCGGAGCGACGACCCTTCACCGAAGAGGTGTTCAGGCGGTCAATACGGTAGGTGTTGGAGCCGCTGATAGAACGCTGGCTGGAGAGGCCCAGGAACAGAGCTTGGTACTGGAAGCGGGTATCCACTTCGTTCTGGTACACTTCCAGGTGAATATCTACGTCAGACTCCGCGCCGCCCCAGTGAGCTCTTGTCAGATTGCCTTTATAGATAGTGTTGGCCATATTTTACTTTCCTTATTTAAGTACATTAACAGACGCACAGGCGTGCATCTTCGCTTTAGCTTTCAGATAGGCATCCCGCGCTGCTTGTTCGCAGTCAAAATGCCCGAGGTGTGTTGTCTTACCACCTAGCTTTATGTAGGCCCGCCACTTGTTAGCTCTGGAATCCCAACAATAACCTTTCCACACAGAGTTCTGAGCATTGCCTGATTTATCAACTAGGCGCAGGTTCTCAATTCGATTGTCTGCTTTATCCAGATTAATGTGGTCCACCATCAACCCTTGGGGTATATCCCCGTGATGCATGAACCAAACAAGCCGGTGTGCATACTCTCTCTCTCACCCGCCCTGCTGCTCCGCGGTCCCAGGTCACGCGGCGGTATCCCCAGTTATTCTGGTAGGTATCACCGAAACGACCTGTGGCCTTGTTAATCAAGCGCCCATCTTCTGTGTAGGTGTAGCGATTAGCTAGTTCTTGCAAGAGATTAATCTCCATGATTGGTAAGTATTAGAGACCTACGCGCTTGCCAGCTTCACGGCGTGCGAGCAAATCATTATAACGTTGACTGAACTGTGGAGACGCCAAGCTACGGTTGCCCGCTTCCTGACGGAGTTTGGTATATTCTGCGCGGAATTCCGCAGCAGATAGTGCATTGTTGCTGGCTACACCGCGTACCATTGGGTTCTGTGTCTTGATAAGACCCATATCCCGGCAGAAGCTTGCCACCAACTCAGCGGCCTGCTTGAGCTCACCCGAGTTAGCGAGCACACGAGCCGCGTTACGAAGAGGTTCAGGGGCCTTGGAATTAAACAGCTGCGCTGCTACCTCCCAGTTCTCCTTACCGCCCACGATATCGTAAGCTTCCTGTACTGCTTTGGTGGCTTGACCAACCTGGTCTTCCAGATACGCTTTAGCCAGCAACTCTGCATAAGCAGCGTGCTCTCCGAAACGTTCCTTAATGAAGGCCGTATCGATTAGGTTAGGGTCCTGATACTCCAGGGCCTTACCAAGTGCCCGCACCATATCAGAGTCAGTTAACCCAGAGACTTTCTGCAACATAGCTACACCGGCGTCAATCGTCGGGTTGCCTGTATTAGCCAGCTCCTGGGGCTGCTCTTTAGCGCTATCGCCACCCTTATCCAGGGCCGCTTTTAGGGCTTCGATATCCAGAGGAATCTTAGCAGGGTCAGGGGAATCTTTGCCCTGTTGCTGCTGGGTAGGTGCAGGTGCATCCTGTACGCCTTGATTATTCGGGGCGTTAAGGGGAGCACTCAGGCCCGGAATCTTAGGGCCGCCTTGGTTCTCTACCTGTGTAGTTTCTAGGTTCTGAACGTTTTCTACGTTATCCATCTATGCCTCTGTTGTTAACTTGGTAATAAGCCCAGTTGCTTACCTGCTACTGTTGGGTCTGCTGCTGTCAAGCCCTGGAGTTGGTCCTGTGCTGCACCCGCGGATACATCGGCAGACGCATCTTGAACTTCTTGCTTCTGTTGCAGCTGCTCTTCGGTATACATGAATGGCTCGCTGACGATACCGTAGGCGTCGAAGTACCAATCTACGCACGCGTCCTTGTTGAAGCGCGGGGTAATCTGCTCAAGCACCGGGATAGCCAGTTGCATGGACTGAGCCGCCTCTAACAGCTTATCCGCCGCGGCGGCCTTAGCCAGCGCAGAGGTACCCACCGTAACGTTGATGCTCACTACACCTTCGCTGAGGTACAGCTTAAAGCGAGGATACACCAGTGCAGTGTACAGATACGCCAGCTTACGCAGCCAGGTATCGCTCAGGATACTGAATCCACCGCCCATAGCAGCTTCCGCCTCTTTGGCATTCTGGCGAATCTCGTAAGCAGTGACACGCTCACCCTGTCGGGAGTTACCAGTGTACATAAACGCACGAGACAGTTTCTGTTCGAGCATCTGAATGTTGCTGGCAATCCACTGAATCTTCTGGGCAGAGCCGCCCTCGTAAGCAGTTACAGGAGACTTAGTGTTTCCGTTGGAACCACCGCCACCCACCTGCACAGCCTCTCCGGTTTCAGCCGTAGAGAACTCATCCACGTCCAGGCCGGAACTAGAATCCACTAGCGGAATCAGCCGAGAGGCCTCAACCTCGTAGTTAGTTAACGCTTCCGACAGTACCGATAATCGAGCAAAATCCCCAGCGTAGTCCTCTACCAAGCCGCGTCCGTAGTGCTCGCCGCTAACAAGGTTCCACACCAGCACGTTATAAGGAAGCTCCAGCTCCGGATAAGTGCTGCTGTCCCCGATACGGTGCCCGTCTGCTTCTTGGTACACCTCGTAGCTTACTACCTCTGCACCATCCTCTGTCCGCCTAACTTTGCGACAAGCGGCAGTGTAGATATCAACGTCGCCGTATGGGTCTTTGTCACGGTAGAAGGTGTTCTGGAAACTCTCTGGCAGGTCCTGGACGCTTGCACGCTCTCTGATAATGAGTCGCAGGACGTTACCGCTGCCATCCCTTCGAACGGTAAAGTTACGGACTGAGTAGACGATGGATTTACCTGTCCGCTCATCAATATACTCCAACGCGTTACCTGTAACTAGCAGCAGCTTCACAGCTTGCAACTTCGCAGCATAACCGTCTTTCTCAAATACTTTCTGTGACGCCGTGTTCTCGACCTCGGCCAACTTAGATTCTGCCGTAGCTGCACTGCCCAGCGAACTAATGAACTCGTCCAGGTCCGAACTCTTGGAGAACCGGAAGAAGCTAGTGCCCTGCGGAAACAGCGCCCCTACAATCTTAGTGGCTGCAGTGTTGACCAACTGCGCGCCAGTGCTCTGTTAGTCACGCTCCAGCGGTCTGCGTCTACCGTCCAGGGAATCGTCCCGGGTAAGGATAGTGCTGAGCGTCCACTGCGCGAACTTCTCAGAGGCATCCAAGACGCCTGCGTCCTGGTCCTTCTTAAAGAGTTCTGCTAATGTTGCTTTTTGTTCCAAGCTACCCCCTTACAGGCCCAGAGGATTGCTCTGCCCTGCTTGTCGCCGTTTCTTCTGCTCAGACGTAATTGCATCTGCAGATGCAGAGGCAGCCCCTGCGGGGTCAATCTCAGCGATGTTATCTGCGGCGCTATTAGCCTCTAAGGCAGCCTGTTGTTTCGCTGCGCTGGCCTGCTGCTCTGCCAAGCGCTGCTGCGCCTCTAATCCTGCGTTGTCAGTAAGGCCGAGCATATCCGTGGCCTTGCCTAACAGTTTACCTAAACCACCACTCATTATGACCTCACTAAATGATAAGTTGTCTTGTACGTGTTATCCGACGTGCTCCGGCTAATGGCGATACGACCAGCGCGCATGCACTTGGCTATTGCGTGCAGGCCCTGCATAATCACAGTTACTGCTGCGCCGTTGTCCGGTTTCAATACGAAGAAGTCTGTATACAGCACAGGTTCTACGTAATGACAGTCCTCTACAGCTTCTGGGTAGTAGCTGACAGCACCGACTAAGTCGCCTTGGGAGTCATAGACTCCTAGTATATACTGTTTACCCAGTATGCTTCCCAGTACTCTCCAGTAGTGCTGCTCAGGGGCCAGGCCCCGACTAATGCCGTGGCCCAGTTCGTGCAGTTGCTTCACTGCGTCTGTAATGTCGTCAGACTTATACAGAACCTTGAGAGTGTAGTCGGAAGTTTTACTAGTGTGTTTTAACTTCATTCCTACTCCTGTAACATTAAATTTTAGTAGGGTACCCAAACTGGTATACCAGCCTTTCTGCACAGTTCAACCATACCTGCAGTACCCCTTCCTCCTGGAAAGGCGACACAGTATTCCGGAAAGGCCAAGGATATCATGGCAGCGTTCCTGCGCATACCCTCAGATTTACCCTGTGTATCCCACAGTGCAGGCATATGCAGAACAAAGACACCTGATTCCAGGGCCCACCTATCTGCCAGCGCGTCCGCCCCTCTGGCATTCCCATGTATCACTACAGATGGCTTGTTGGGTAACATATCCATTGCGGTTTTTAGTGCTAAGTAGTCTGAGTAATCACGCCCACCAGTTACTAGTACTCGCATAAGATGCCCTCAGCAGAAGAAGAAAGGTGATTCTAGCACTTGCCGGATGTCCAGGGTACCGACCTCAGGCATATCCAAATCCGTCAAGTCCGCCCCGGCTGCTGCTGCTGCGCGAGTAATATCCCCAAGCAGGTCGTGCTCTTCGTAGAGGCGCACAAACTGTTCACGGATGTGTCGGTGCATAGTATCGACGTCGGCTGCATGGGTAGCCAGAGAGTCGTGAATAGGCACGATGTCCAGTCCCTCTGCAGCGCAGAGCACCATCATCAAGTGCGTACTGTCCAGGCTGTGTACAAAGTTCGGGGCAATCCCAGAGGCCGCCTTGCGCTTGTTGCAGGTCTTGAAGTCCCGGTTGTGTACCAGCACTGCTGACAGGTTCATGCAGTCAATACGTACGCGCACTTCTTCACGCTGCGTGTAGCGGTTCATTACGAGCCCACCCAGCGGCGTATACCACTGCAGGTGCTGACTTGCCGGTACACGTCTAGCGAGGTTCTGCAAGTACCCCATAACTGCCGCAGCAGCCGGGTTCGCCTCCTCGATAGAGGTGCGCATACGCGGAGCCAGGTAGCACGACAAGTTCCACAGACTGTTAGTCTCAGTACCCTCATACCCCTCAGCGCAAGCGCCTTCGAAGATGTAGTCGCTGCAGCTACGCACCGTGGCGCTGTAGAAGTAGGTCATACTAGGGCGCTTGGTCATACTGCGGGTGATTTCGTTCTCTCTCCAGTATGTACTCTGGATAACGAAATCCTCCTTATCCAGGTCCAGTATCACCTTCTCGTCCGTACGGCGCTTCACGTCCATGTACAGGTCAGCTTTCTTATCGTTACCCTCCCAGTACAGGTTCGTTAGGCGGCCGCCCACAGGGTCCCTCAGGAGCGCTGAGAGGTGCTGCCCACCTGAGTTCGTAGCGTCCATAGCAACCGGAGTTCTGGAGATGTGCTCTTCTCGGCACGGAGAATCCAGAGCAGCCACCAGGTCGAGCACTGCTGCCAAGAAACACCATGGTGAATCGGCCTGCTTAAAAGCGTCCGAATCAAATGGATTCTCTGCAACTGAGTGGATAACTGCCATATTTTTATCCACCCAATCTGCGCGGTCTTCGAATAGGGTTTTGTCATAACCAAAGCAAGTGGCGACGTGCACCTTAAGCCAGAATAGCCCTCTTTCTCCAAGAGGCTTACCTCTACCGAATTCCAGCAGAGCCTTCTGCAAATCAGAACCTTGAGGGTGCAGCGAGGACTTGAAGTACAGGCGGTAGCGCCAGTCCACACAAGTCGGGAAGTACAGTGCTTTCTCATCTTTGAATTCCTCTGCCATTTCCAGCGTGGTCAATAGGCTGCGCAGTTGCGATACACGCTTACGGTCGGCGCTATACCATAGTGACATACGCGTTTTCCACTCACCGAAGCGGTCAAGCTCTTCCTCGGTGTAGTTCTCTTTCGGAACCCCGTCCAGATACCACTCTGGCTTAGGCTCCGGCACTGAGCGGGGCATGCCGATTCCGATACCGTTTGCACGGGCCTCCTGAACTAATTCAAGGATGCGCTTATTAATACGGTATGGGGTTTCCTGCGCCTTATTAAGCGCCTTCTTGATGCCGTCCGCGGACTTGAACGCTTCCGCTACTTCGCGCAGTCTGGCGCGGTCTATGTGCGAGTTATGATAGGTCCCGCGATTGTCGATGGGAGTAAGATATCCACCGTCCCACATAGTGGTGTGCCGCACTGGGGGTACCAGCATGGGTGGCTTCATGGTTACGGTGTCGGCGGACTCTACCAGTTTCTGGAAGGCCTCCATGACGTCGTCAGCTGGGTAGAGCATGCTCAGGTTCCCGCTACCTGTCTTCCACTGGAACAGGCCCGTCTCAAACACCGCAGCACAAAGCAGTCTCCCAATTGAGATATTCTGGGAGTTAGTCCAAGGCTCATGCCCATAGTGCACGTTCTCAGCACTGGCACGGAGCGTACGCAGGATGTGCGTAGGGGACTTCGTACGTCGCTCTGTGAGGTACTCATACACGCGGTCCATGTACGCTGGGGCCACATTACGTAACTGCAGTGCCAGTAGCTCCGACTGCACGTTCCGGCCCAGCGCAGACATTACTGCTTGTGCAGTCTGTCGGCGACTGGCGGACTCGCCGGGGGCGACGCTGAACGCCTCAAACATTGTGCACAGGCTAAGGGTGGTCAGGACATCCAAGGGGATTAAGCGCAGGAACCGGCGATACTTGCCACCAATGCCCGGGGCTTTGACATTTCGCATCTCATCGATAGCAGCAGCAGCCACCTCGTATGCTGAGGTGAGCATACGCTGCGTCATAGGCAGGTTCATAATCCCGCCGTTCTGCAACGCGTCCGTAATCAGCTTACGTGCCCGCTCGATTCCGCGAATCTTATAGGCCTCTTCAAGCTCCAGCTGGCGTTTCACCAGTGCTTCCTCTGGTACTACAACCGTATTCAGGGCGCTAATCATAGGCGCTTAATCTCCTTGGTTATGTCCGGTACTTCTAACTACTGATTGCGACTTACCCAGAGATTGTACATCTCCAGGTAGTCTTTAGCGGCGCTTTCGTCGCCCCGTTCTACTGCTTTCTGCCACATCCCGTGGCACCATGCGCTAGGCGTCAATGCACTTACCTCGGTGTTGCTCGTACAGTTCCAAGTACTTATCAGACTTAGCAATGTCCTGCTCCAGCTTATCCTTGTTCCCGGCGCGCAGCCGGTACTTGAGTCGGTTCCCTAAGCAGTAACCGTAGAACTGCTCCTGCGTCATACTGCGGGCAATCACCTCGATTGCCTCCAGGTCCGGGAAGAATTGGTAGTGCTTAGGTGAATTTACTGCATCCACCGCTTGTAAGCGCTCTGGTGCATGTTCAGCCTCTGCCATCTGGAAGCAAGGAATGGACCAAGGGTCTTTGTCGTGGCCCCCTAGTATCAATGCACTTTCACCCAGTACCTTGGTAATGCGCATAGGGGACCCCGAGGGAACCCCAATACGCCGACAGAAATCTTGCCAGATATAGTTGCGATGGCTGAGCTTACGCACTACTGTATCACCTACTTTGAACATACTCATTTAATAGTCTCCCGTGCTTTGCGTCGTGCCCGGGCCTTGCGGGCCTTGAGCTTCTGTGCCTGTGCCAATTCTTCCGGCGTCTTGTGCGTATAGTATAGCATATCCGTGGGTTCGCGGTCTAAGTAATCGGCGACCCTACGTAGAGATTCAGCAATAGCCCCAGAAGATTGCATGCTACCAACAATCCAGCGCCCAGCGGCAGATGCCACTTTGCCTTCCCCTCCATTGCACGAGCGATGAAGAGCACCCCGAATACGCCCAGTAATATGATCGTGGTCAACGACAACAGAATCACCAGTTACCCCCTTGATTGTGAAGTCCAAAGGTTTGCCGCAAAGGGGGCAGATACCTCCCTGGTCTTTGGCAAGCTTAATCGCCACGGAGCGAATCTGTGCCCGTGTAATCTTTCTTAGGGCCATACCTCAATCTCCCCAACTAAATCCAGCATAGCATTGTCGTGAATGAGAGAATCCAAATGCTCAACCGTTCTTCGATGTGTTTTGGGTGCTCGTTCACGCAGCGCATCCAGAATAGTTTCAAGTTCATCGTGTTTCCCCTCGTAGTATAACTCAATCGCCCGCAGGCTCATTTCCTTCGCAGACATCTTCGCCATAGTTAGCAAACTCTCCAAATTGAATATCCGCAGCCCTCCGATAGGCTGCGTGAGCTGCTTCGGCGCTGCTATACGTACCCAGGGACTTGCCCCTCAACCTGGCTTCGTAGTTTCCGGCCGCGGTCTTGCGCACTCCTTTGGGTAGTTCTTTTCCGGCCCACCTCTTAGAGTTGGCCGAATTTAAAACGTAGGTAGACTGTCTAAGATTACATATCCGATTATCATCTCGTCTGTTGTTTATGTGGTCTAAGGGCCCATCTGGCTTAACCCCGTAGTGCAACTCCCAGGCTACTAAGTGGGCCAGTTCGTGCTTTCCATTAATACGTATTTGCCTATAGCCATCCTTGCGTATGCTGCCCAGAGGCCTACCAGGAGGCCACCTGTTGTTTGCACGGACAGTGCGGGTGATGTGTCCCGTTTCTGGATTGTATTCCAGGCCTATGAGTCTGGGTTCTCTTGTACCCACTTTATATGCTCCTCGTGATATTGATGAAGAGAGTGCACCCAATCCCGTAAGCTGGGGGTGGTTAGACATTCCATTAGATACTTGTAGGCGCAATCATCTGTGTTTCTCCTTAACCACAAACACTGCGCCTCTGCGAGTACGTCTTGGTTGTTTCGAGCATAGGCCGCTACAACGAATTCTGCGGCGTCCTGCTCCGAGGTAATAGGGTAGATAGCATCAAAGGCCGTTCGCTTCCCACAGAGCTTCCCATCAAGCAACGTGATGCCTTTGACGTTATCTGCGTCATCTCCTGCTAGCATCTGCCACCAGAAGAACTTGGTGCCGTGTGCTCGCACCGGCATAGCCTGGGTATCATCCCACTTAATCCAGCCGAATGGGTTATCCAAGGCAGGCCACACGGTTCCGGTCGGGATATCGAACCGGGCCATTGGGCTTAGCCAGGAATCCTTGTCCTGGGACATCAGGATTCCCCGGTCTCCGAAGCTGTACGAATCCATTACAAAGAGGTCGTCGGCCTCAAAGTAGTCACTGCTTACCACCTGTATGCCATGCTCAGAATACTGGTCCGGGTTCTCAATCAGGTGCCGCTTCAAGGGTGCCTTGAGCGGTAGCTCCTGTCGATTAGCGCGCTGCCCCTGATAAGGCTTAGCCGTAGGCAGGTGCCAGCGCAAACACTTAGCACAGCCAGCGGGCGTCAGGTACGCCACTGCTTCTGAGCAACCTACCAGGAACATGTCCTCAAGCACCAGCTGATAGAAGCGGCGGATTGCAGTGTCCAAACGTTTTACTGTAGCGGCGGCCTTGTAAACTGCAAAATCCGCATCGTACAGCAGAATCTTCCCAGAGTTCTGTGGAGCTAACTGCTCCCCGAGCTGGGACAAGTCAACCCCATTGATAATCATTAGCGCCCCGTAATGTCGCGGGCCTTCTTGTCAGCCCAGTTAACCCAACGCTCTGCCCACTTTGCCTTGCTGAGCTTATCGCCAAGGTAGCACAGCCCCGCCAAGGGAATCAGCGGGAGAATCAAAGCTACGTAAATTGCTCTAGATACGTACAGCATTATTAAATCTCCAGCCTAGCTACTGATTTAGCTGCCAACTGCACCTGCTTGCGGGTAGGTTTAGCGGCCCAGCGCACCACGTACATGGTGTAAGGGTCGTCCTCCCGGGTAATGATTACATACCAGCGGTTGCAGGCACGCTCCGCGTTCGGGAGCATAAAGCTGTGCCTGGGTGCACGAACCTCTACACGTACGCTCATGCTCATACCTCCAAATTGGCGGTAAAAGCACGGATTGCACGGGTTAGCACAGATACACCCTTTGCGCCGCCTACCACACTAAGCGCCAATGCCATTAACGTCAAGCCAACTGCGAGTAGCGCCAGCGCAGGAACTAAGATTATGTAGGATATAAGTTTACGCATCATTTACCCTCCAGTTCAGAAAGCACCAGCACGGTGCCGAGCATGTCCCCGATTACTTCCGGAGTACGCAGACTCTGGTCTACGTCGTAGATGCAGGAACCAATCTCCGCCAGGCCGACGCTGAGCGTGCCCACTACACGGATAAGCACGAGGTCATCTCCTCGTAACTTATCGGCATGTGCCGCCAGGTCGTTGTGCTCCCGGAAGGCGGTAGCGGCCAGCTCCAGGTCCATACCGTACAGGGCTGCCAGCTTTTCTAGGGCGGCATAAATGCTGTCCAGGCAGTTGATACGTACACCATACACCGCTGCATCATGCACTGCGTTACTCACTGCAATAGCCAGATTCTTGTATGCGTCTAATACTTTATCCATCAATTATACTCCCAGGAAGTTAGCTACTTCATCGCGCTTAGCGCGCCTCGGATTGAGCAGCCAGACGCACTGCGTCGTCTGCGAATTTAACTGCCAGCTGCTCGTTAAACTGCGCTTTGGCATCGGCCCGTTTAGCTTCGGCCCGTTTAGCTTCGGCCGTGTAGGCTGCGCTCAGGAGTTTGATAAGGATGTTGATGATGTTCATAGGCTTCCTCTAAGGCCCCATGCGGGGCCATATTAGTTTAGGTTAGGGTAGTTTAGCTTTAGGTGCAGAATGTGCTTCTGGGCTAGTATGCTTCCCCAAAAGCAGGGCATCGCGCCTAGCTTTCATTTCAGCAACAACCCCGTTAAGGCGCACAGCTAAAGATAGCATGTATTCAAGGCTTCTTTGTTTGTTCACGGATACCTCCGTATATTAGGCTTGAGGTGCAGCGGGCGCTGCTGGCGCCACAGGAGCCGTAGGGGCCGCTGGTGCAGCCGGTGCTACCGGTGCTACCGGTGCTACCGGGGCTGTCGGTGCTGCCCCTGCGGCAGTAGCAGCTGGAGCCACCGGTGCCTGCATAGCCGCCGGACTCGGAACCGAGCCAGCGTTCAGCAGAATGTCCAGAGCGCTGCCCGGGAAGTCTACAGCCTTATACATGTCCTCCTGAATCCAGTTCTTGCTCTTGCCGTCGTCGAAGGTGCCCTCGATATGCAGGCTATCCCAGGTCTCTTTGGTTGGGTTGTTCCACAGGAACAACTTAATCTCAGAAGCATCCAGGGCTGGCATCTTGATAGGCTCGCCGGTGTTCGGGTCGAACTTCGGAATCGGGCGGATACCGGACAGGTCCACGATGTTAGACTTCTTGCCCGCAGCGCTGGTGTGCTCATCAATCGGGAAGGTGAAGGCCTGGCCCAGACGCTGTGCTGCATGCTTAATGCTATTGTCGTAATTGAGCTTGTCGAAGAACTTCTTGAAGCCTGCGCGCTCAAAGTTACTGATAGCCATCGGGAACGGGCGGATACGCTTCACTTCGCCGTTAGGGCCGAATACTACAATGCCGATGCGTACGTTAGCCACTGCAGGCTTACCAGTAGGCTTACCACCCTTGGTCGGCAGGCGCTTACCGATTTCCACGTACTCGGTGAAGTAGCCGTAGTACTCACCCTTTGGCAGCAGTACGTCCTCATACGCACCGCCCTGTGATGTTTCACGCATGTCTACATCTTGGGTTTCGATTGCTGCGTCTACCAGAGCGTTCAGGGATGCCAGTACATTCGTAGTCATATAATTTATACCTCGTTAGAAAAGTGTTTGTGATGCTGAGAGATAACTGCTTGTCGTGCTAAGTGGGCCTCTTCTGCGGTAGCGTAGAATCCTAGGTGGTGCTGTACCCCATCTGTTTGTATATAGGCACGCCACTTACCGTTGCTTTTACGGTAGGACACACCACGATACCCCGACTGGGAATCCTTCCGTAATCCTGCATTCTTCGCGTTTCCTGCTTTATTGGCCTCTCTTAAATTGACCCACCGATTATCTGTGCGGTTTCTGTTTACGTGGTCTATGACATTCGGCCAACGTCCACACATTAAGGCGAAGGCCAGTCGATGTGCAAAGTATTGCCTACCCTTCACACTTACCACCCTGTAACCATCCTTAATGTAACCCACAGCCTCGGAGCCGTCCGGCCTATACAACTTCCCCGATTCGGGGTCATACCGCAAATATTGCGGCAGAGAAGTAGCATGCATATACCCTCTCGTTTATCTTGAGTAATATTTACGTGCAGATGCAGGGCTTATCGTGAGGCGGCTTTGAGTGCCGCCACCAAGAACACCAGAACTACGCCAACTGCAATAGGTCCCCAGAACGGGAGCAGCACCCATAGCCAGGACCAGGCGATAACACCAGTCAGTTTCAGTGTTACAAAGATAAGGCCCAGTACAGAACAGATTCCCATTTTCATTATTACCTCGGTATTATTTAGTACGACCAACCCAACGACCAACCCAACGACCAACCCAACGACCATCGTCGTCGAGCAGCATCGGAATTAACTGCGGGCAACCCTCGGTGATTACCATCACACCCAGGATTGGTTTCTTGCGAGTGAGCTTGCCGTAAGCAAAGGCCATGCTCTTGCGGTCAATCAAGCACCCAGCGTACGCACCAAAGTACAGCGCCGTTGAAGAAGCAGCATACTGAACCTCGAAGCGTCCATGCTCATGTCCCAGCACCAGAGAGGTGCGCTCATGGGATGCATTGAGCATGAAATCACCGCTGACTTGATGCTGGAAACGGACAGGCCCCAGTGGTGTATTGAGCACCCAAGCGTCGGCCCACGACCACGCCGGAGCACCATGCTCAGGGAATAAGATGTCCCGGTACTTCTTGATAAATTGCACTGGCAAACCGTGAGCTTTAGCGCGGCGATATACGAGCGAGCCGTGATTGGAATCGCAAACCAGTAGGTTCGGGAATAGTTCATGCAGCTCCTCCAGTACGAGCTTAGCTTTCTCCAGCTCTACCCCGGCGCTATCCAGGTTCGGGTCGGAGTCGTGGAAGCTGATTGCGTGCCCATCGGTTTCATCACCCACCTGCACCACCATGTCCGGGCAATACGCATCACGTACGCTCTCAAGGAACGGCATTGCGTCTACGTGGGTATACGGAGCGTGCAGATCCCCAACCACCAGGATGCGGTGGCACATATCCGGCACCTTTGTATTTCCGATATCGTCCGTTGGGCTTGGTTGGATTAGCTTACGCGCCTCCTGCAGCCCGCGGTTGGCACTTGCCTTACTACCATTGTTATCCACGAAGATGCTGCGCCAGTAGCGCACAAGCTGGCGGGACACTTGCGGGGCCGAAATACCCATCCCCACAACCGTACGTATTGTCCGAGCACTAATATCTTCGCCAGGAATCTTACCAAATGCTAGTACATACTCGTACGCCCAGGCAGCTTCGGCGTTACTTTGGAAGCGCTTTAAAATCGCCTGGTGCTGCTCTTTGGTGAATAGTTTAATCAAACTAATTTTAGCCAAGGTTGCCTCTCTTGTGTTGTTCCTACTCGTATCACATTAATTCTATGGGAATCACAGAATCAAGCCAGAGTCAACAAATAATTTTATTTAATTATTTAGTTGACCCTAGTGTATTTCCATGCTACCCTAACCCCCTACACCACCCAAGGGTACACCTATCACTACTCCTCTATAAACTTATACTCCCCAGGAAAGAAAGTGACGCCGTCCCCCGGTCTACTTACTACCAGTCCAGGGTAGCTTAGTTCTATCTCCCCAGTAACAGGGTCGAAGAATAGAACCGTGTGTCTTGTACCTGGGGTGAAGTAGGCTGCATACCGCGGGTCTATCGGCTCAGGTCCTAGGTCCATCAACTCCACAGTACTACCAGACTTTATACTCATTCAACCTTCTCCTTACTGTACATGCTCGTACCCATCTCAGCCTCTGCTGGGAACGGGACCTCACCAATGATGCCATAGTTAGGCCAGAGCTGGTGGATACGTTTAGGTGCGTCCTCCATGCACTGCTTAACCAACAGGCTCGCCTCACGTCCAACCTCCGGGTTGGCGCTGTCCAGATACAACGCATCGTGCACGTTCGTAATCAGGCACACCTGATTGTCGAACCAGTCACGGGCCAGGAGGGCACGGAGAACCATACCGGCAGCCACTGCCATCAGGAAGAATGCTTCCCCCTGGCACCAGTAGTTAGCCATCTCGGTTTCCTTGTAGTCCATGACCTTCTGCTTACGCTGCCCAGGCACAACCTCTTTCCACTGCTCCTTCTGACGGAAGCTGTAGCGGGCACCAGCAGGGCTGGTCCACGTCCCAATGCGGTAGATTCGGTAGCTGCCGTCGTCCGCCTGCTCCCGGTACATGCGACCCTCCGCACCGGTACGCTCTACCTCTTCCTTGACAACAGCGCGGAAGCCAATTGTTTGCGGGAACAGCGCAGCCTCGTTGTCCAAGAAAGCCTGTGCAAATTCCACCGTACATCCAGTAGCAAACGCAATCCCCTTAGCCGTAGCGCCATACTGGGCTGCAAAGCTAGGAGCCTTAATACCTGTACGCATTGCCTTCCAAAGCGGATGCAGCTCGTGCTTCTTGTTGTGGCAGCGCTCATATACTTCTTCATACGGTAATCCTTCACGGAAAGCTAGGCGGTAACAGTGCATATCCGTACCTGCCTGTAGCAGGCCCAGCAGTTTCTTATCCCCTGTATGCACGCAGGACATAACCACTTCCAGCGCAGAGTAGTCAACCTCAGTGATGCGGCCGTTATCACCGAATCGGCTGGTGAATACCTGCTTCACCTTGGATTTAGCCACCCCATCCCCGTCCTCATCCGGGCGGGGTAGGTTCTGCAGGTTCGGGTTAGAACTACTAAGGCGCCCGGTTACGGTGGCGCAGGTATTAAGGCGGTGGTGAATGATGCCGGAACCATCGGGACGCTCCGGGATTACGTACTGCAGCATTCCCTTCCGCTCTTTGACCTTACCTTCTGCGTCCAGGACCTCTCGCAAATAGTAGGTCCCGGTGTCCTTCTCAAGCGCCGCCAGCTCATTCACCAACTTACAGAACTCGAACCCTTGGCGGGCCAGCGCCTCCATTGTGTCTGTGCTGGTGCTGTATACTGGCGTGCCATCCTGCAGGGTGCGCGCCTGCCGGAACTCTCCGCGCTCTGCGTACTTCTCCCGGATAACTTCCGGAAGCTCCTGGATGTTCACTAGGCCCGGGCAGAAGTAAAGGTCGTCTTCCCATTTAAGTTTCTCTTCCTCGGTATCGAGGCGGAATACTTTGGGGAGCCCCTTGTTCTTACCCGCACGATATGTCACTACACGCCACCATCCGCCTTCCGTTTGAAGTTCCTGCATGTGCGTGTTGTGTACAGGTATATAGGTGTGCGCACCCTCTGCGTCCTCGTACTTGTAGAAGTCTGCCTTGACGTACTGCGGAGGGTCGTACGTCACCTTCTTGCGGTACTTGATAGGCCCGCCGTATACCAGTGCAGACATATGGAAGTCCGAGCCGAAGTTAAAATCCAGCGTCTCCGGTAGGTCCTTCGGGATGTACTGCTGCAGCTCCTGCTTAATCTCGCGGATGCGCTGCTCCTGCTCCTCTTGGTTCTTGCGTGCAATCGGCATATTAACGAACAGGCCGAACCACTCACAGTACGCCCAAGCCAGCAAGGCATCCATACGCTCCCACACATACTGCATCTGATTACGCTGGGCGAACGTAGCGCACTGGCCGTAGAAGCACAGGGCCGTGTTCGGGATATCCCCGTTAACCAGGTAGTCGTGCAACAGCATCGGGTCAATCTGGGAGGTTAACACACCCTGCTCCCAGAGAATCTTAACCCCGTCTACTTTGTGCGTACCGCCGTACTTAGGAGCCGTCTCGTCCAGCGACGGATACATGCTCTGAAAGTCCGAGGCGATGTATTCCCCGTGCATTGTGCAGAACACCCTGCCGCCGCGCTTGAGGAAGGCCTCAAACTGCTGCCGCTGGTACGTGAGAAACCAAGAAATCTCATAGGCTGCGTTGTGCGCAACAATAAGCCAGCAATCCTCGGGGATATGAAACCACCGGCAGCCTTCTGCTGCACTGTTTCCCGCCAAGAAATCAGCTCTTGAATTGAAGCGCACCGATTGAGTCTCGCCAACAGTGGTAGTACCGTCAGCCTGTGTCGTGTCGATACGCCATGCTGACTCAACAACATAGTTGTCAGGGCAGTATGGGCTTGCTTTAGAGCCGTAATATTCATGGTTCTCGACCTCTAAATCTATGTGCATTATGCTTGTTGTCATACTACTTGAATCTCCTCTACGTCAAACTCCTCATGAGGGATGTTGTAGTGTGAGCGGATATCGTTCAACCAGTAGGCCGCAAGCTCCGCGTGGTATCGGTCTTTAAAGCACCCCCACACCACATTTCCGCGGTCCTCATAACCCCGGCGGAATCCGTAAGTAAGTAGGTATACCTTCATTTCCACTTAACCCTCCGAGCTTTATTGATAGCTAGATGCACAATCAGCTGGCTGCTGTCAAGTGCGAATCGTTTACGGAAAGTACCTGCAGACGCAGCGTACGCCTTGATTACCCCTTCATCGAGGTAGTTAATGTCTGACGGTTTAAGCATAGTAGCCTCCTAGTGTACCTACATAGCGCCCTCATAGAAGGCGCTAGGGAAGTCACCGGTTAATCTGGCCTTCGTCAAAGCGGCAACGACCCGGCTCGAATCCTACCTCGAATTGCAGGAGCGACTCTTTACCAGACAGTGCCATCTTGTTCTTCGGAGTACTGATACCACGGACGTTTTGCATGTGCGGCTGCTCGTTCCTGTCCAAGCACCCCATCATAATCGCCAAGTCCAAGGCACCTTGTACGCCAATCTTGCTCTGCTTCATAGCGGTGAGCGGCGGGAACAGCATGTTGTAACCTTCGAGTGAAAGCTGCATAGTGCCTACTATAGCGCAGTCATTCTCGCACCCAAGTATGCGCAGCTCCTGCCATTTCGCTTCGAGGTTCTGGTGCTCGGTCTCCATAGTACCGCCACGGATATTAGCCACCATGTCGATGATGATTACCGCGGGGCGCATCTCCTCCATGAGCGTGGATATCTGGGCCATCGTCAAGGAGTGCGCAGCTTTAACACGAACCCGGTCAGCCCTGCCTACTTTCTTGAGGTAGGCTGGCACGAACTCTTGCTTACTGTGCCGGTCCTTAATCTCAGCCAGAGTCCAGTGCAGTGCCGCTTGATATACCCGCGGCACTGTGCGCGTCGCCGGACCCTCGTTAACCAGCCAGAGGATAGGGCGGTCCCCGTACACTTCCGGCTGCTGCTGCATTTGCTCAGCAAAATCCACAGCAATAGCAGCAAGCAGACTAGTTTTACCAGAGTCCACAGGAGCAGCCACTGCGATACAGTCCCCGCCGCGTAGACCTCGGATGTTGCTAGCGAGTTGCTCGAACACGCCCAGTTTAAGACCACCGCTCTCGTCAGTCGCGGCAAGTATTTCGTCAACACTACCGCTCTCCCATTCAAGCAGCGACTCATGCACCGCAGCGCCGTCACCGTACTTGCGCTGTAGGTGCTTCATTTCCAGCAGGTAATCAACCTCCTCGCCGTCTTGGTAGCGCTGCGTCAGCGCTGCTACCTCCCCGCTGTAGGCCAGCTCGTTCAGGGTCTGGACAATCCCCACCACAGAATCCTGTGGCACGGCTTGTACTTCCCGCATAAGCTCGTCCATGATTACCCGCTCTTCCCGGGATAGGTGCCCCGCCCGGAGGTTGAGCATGCTCTGCATCGCATCCCACTGCACTTCCTGGTGCTCCGGGTACGTGTTCCAGTACAACCCCACCCAGTCCAGAAGATTCGACGTATCCGGCGCAAGCATCGACTTAGGAATCTGCTCTCGCAGTCGGTTCCATACCTTCTGCGTGCACATCGCTTTAACTACTATTAGGTCCAATTAAACCTCCTTCGGAACGCAGATTGCTTTAGCGGTATACACCCTGAATGTGTCAAACTTCTCTTCGAACGCCTTGGCCGCCTTGTTGCATGCAGCCTCCGTTGTGAACTCTTGAGTGGTTAGCGCGGCGAAGTCTGTGTCGCTAACCGCACTGCCATTAATCGCCATGATTAAAACCCAGATACCCATACTCATTGTAAAGCCTCCAGAATCTCTTTGATTTCTGCATCCTTCGGGTCCGCAGCGAAGTAATGCTCACGACACTGCATGAACGGGCGCAACGCCCTGCGCGCCGCCGCTACCCCAGCGTGCCCTGCCGGGTCATTGTCCAGCATCAGAATTACTTCCGGGCGATTCTGAATCAGCCAAGCCCTCAGCGGCGTGGGCAAGCGTGTACCCAGCATAGCTATAGCCTGCACGTTCAACGCACTGTAACTCGTAACTGCGTGCTGTATCTTCCGGGCTGATAGATAGTCCTCGGTGAGCACGACCTTTATAGGTGCGGCCGCAGCTACATCCGGTGCTACGGCAGGTGCCGCGGCAGCGAAGGGTATCGGCTGTCCGTACATTACCCATTTCGGTTGCTGTCGGGCGTTTATAGCCCGGCCCAATCCAGCACTCCCGACACGGAAGATTATACGCTGTTTCTCTTTGCTCCATTCTGCATCCTCCACCATTTCCGGCATGATTCCCTTTGTAGTCAGGAATCCGTAAATAAAACTCTGCGTTTCCGCAGGCGCTTGGCTAATGCAAATTGCATCTGCAGGTGCAGAGGGCTGCACCCTCGGCTCTTCCTGTAACTGTATGCGCTGGTACTGCTTGCGCTCCTTGCCCACCTGCTTGCAGCGGTGGCAATAGTATTCCCAGGCATCCGGGTTATTGTAGAGCACCCCGGCGGCGTCCTTGCCACAGCACCGAAAGCGTGCCCTCTGCCCCACGGCCAGGCGCTTGCACGCTCTAAGCCAGGGCTGGTCCATTACTTAATCTCTATGCGATTGGCATAAATGATGTCTGGGAGTATCTCTTCTTCTGACTCTAATACCTTTGACCCATTAGATAAATAGTAGATGTCCCCATTCTCCACCTTTATAGCCCAAGCATTACACAATCCCCAGGTGAATGGAATGCCGACTACAACACGCTTAGGCGCTTCGTACTTAATAATTCTACTCATTGTGCTTTCCCCTTACGTTTGATTTCCATAGCCATGCGGCGCAGGTCGTGTGCCAACTGCAGGGCTGAATCGGGGTCGATGTTAATCCCTATCTCTTCCTGTGCCCGAGTACTTCCCTTACGGGGGATTACCCCGATGTACATTAAACCTTCCCTGCACCCGTTATCCTTCTCAAGAGCTAGGCGCTGGTCATTTCCCGGGTCGCGCTTGGAGTTCATGTAGGTTACACTGGCTGGAATAGGCGGCAGCTCCTCGTCCTCGGGCTCTTGGTACAGCTCGAAGTTATTGACGTACCACGGATGCCTATCACTGCGTGTAATAATCCCGTCTACCTGTATAAAGCGGCCACTATCGCTAACAGAAGTCACTATGTAGTAGGGAGAACCTCCCAGCTTACTAATGAAGTATTCATCTTCACCACACCATTCTTTGCGTACAACCTTATCCCCGACTTTAAACATCGACATAATCAACCCTCCACAATATTATCGTATCCGCCCCAGTCTTCTACGACTCGGGTGCCTAGTTCAATCAGTTCTTCTTTAAAGCCATAATCGGAGAATACCATGATGTACTCCGCCGCCTTCTCTGGATTCTCCTGTACCCAGCTAACCAGTTGTTGTTTAGAAAGCTGTGACACTACGCGGAACGCAGCCAGCAATTGCGGGTCCTCGTCCGGGGGCATGTCCCACGGCTGCCGTAAACTGAGCGTTGGCGCAGAGAGCCATTGGTCTGGTTCTACTACCATAGGATCCCGCTCAATAGGAAGGTGCGAGAACGTGCCGTCTTGTAGTACCCGCTCAAGCACTTGCCCCAGGATGTTCAGGTCCAGTACCTCATCCGGGGTGTGCTCGTGCATGTACCCTACACCGACGTTGGTGCACTCGGGAATGATGCCAACGAACTCTGCTGAGTCAGTGTACACCCCCTTCTGTAAGTGCTGCTCCGTGCGTCCCAGGCGCTCTGCTAGGGTCTTGGCAAAGGTATCAGAGCAGCAGCGCATATACCGTTGATGCGTGATAATACCGTCGCCACGTCGGTCGAAGCTAATCATTGCCTTGACACCAGTCCAAAACCCGGTGTCATCCTTGACCGATGCAGCGCTACCCTCGCAGCCTACCTCTTCATCCACGAAGAAGCAGTAGCGTCCGTGCACACCCCGCCGCAGCATCTCCAGCATCAGGTAGATACCAGCACCGCAGTCCGCCCCCAAGCAGTCAGCCTGCTGCGGATTCTTTACGAACAGTACGCCCTTGTTAGTGCAGCCGACGTCCGGTGCAGCGCTGGTTGGGCGTGCCACTGTGTCGAGGTGCGACGTAAACGCTACGTCACTTTGTTCGGAGTCCCCGACCAGCACGAAGTAGTTCCCGTGCTTGTCTTTTACGTAATGCATACCGCTACCTAGCGCCTGCATAAGCAGAGGCTCAAACCACTTAGTGCTTGCCCAGCTAGGCCGGTGCGTTCGCAGTGTCTGCAATAGCAGCTGCATATCAATCCCATGCGGATTCAAGAACATTAAGCTGCCTCCTCTACTTCTTCTTCGTCATCGTTGCCCAGATACTTCTCTCCCAAGCAATCAGCTGCATGCTCGGTGAGAATTAGCCCGTGCACTGGATGTTCTTCTGCGTGCTCAATAAGCACCTGCCGGTCCTGTGCAAACACCAGCTCTTCTTGGTCGTGCACTACACCCTCTACCGCACAGTGCTCAATGTCTCCGTCGTATACATAGGCGTCGTGGTAATCAGACCAAGTGCAGCTCCAGCGATTATGCAGCCCTTCTCGGCCAACCACATATACAAATTCCCCATCTTTGACACAGCCGTCGCAGACCATTTCACCGTCGGCGGTTTCGTGCATATCATTAGTGGAGTAACGCCCCTCGCAGCAGCAGCACCGAGCAGACTCTGTACCTACGTAGATGTACCCTTCGGATTCCTGCGCCCCGTACTCGTAGTCGTCACGTATTACAAAGGCGTCACTGCCTTCTTCGTCTACGCCACCCTGGCTGCTATCGAGATATGGCATCAGCACTGCGCCGTTGTAGGTTGGGTGCGGTATGCGCGCCAGCATTACCCCCTCGAGACATTCAGTGTTTCTGGTGTACCCATGCCCCCGCAGGATTGCATCCGCAGCGTTGCCGTAAGCACGGACGTACTCTTTGGTTTCAGGTTTTACGATTGCTCGTGCCAGCACTTCGAAATCGTCGCCGAACAGCTCCCCGGTGTACTGTATGAACAGGCGCAGCCCATTATCCGGCAACCCGTGGCTGGTGGTGGCGTATGTCCGCACAGGGCTATGCTCAAATGAGTACCCGCTCATGCAGCTACCCGGGCCATTCTCGTATGCGTCGTACCATTCCTGCTCGGTCTTGCACAGGTACGTTGTAGGGTCTACGTTCACAGCCTTGAGGTCTTCGATAGCATCGCGGAAGTCCACACCATTTCCGTAGTAGTTAGCGAGCCACTTACCGACGCGCATCTCTACGCAGCGGTACTCAGTAACTGCGGCGAAGTCCTCGTGCATGCGCGGCTGCCCCAGCATCACGATAGGCTCACCGTTGCGGAAACCAAAGCCCAAAGGCACAGCGAATCTAGACACTACGAAACCGTGCAACTTCATGAGCAGCGCAGCGGCGTTGCCATCGCGGAGGTGGCGTCCGTAATCGTAGCCAGTGTATAAGCGGCGCTGCTGCTCTTCTGGTGCAAGCATAATGCGCTCGAATAACTGCACTGCCTGCTTGTGCACCTTGTAACCGGTGAACTCTTCTACACTAGCAACTACGCGCTCAACCACTACATCATCGCCATCATAGAAGTCGCGGCGGCGCTCCCAGAACTTGCTGTCTATGGTGATTCGCGCCGGGGAAAAGAGCTCGTAGAAAGTTCCAGACCGGTACAGGTCTACCTTTTGCAACGGACCGCGAGTCATCATTACTTCGCGATACTCAGGGTGCAGTATCCCGCCTATAGTCACCTCTAAGCCCGGGGTGTAAGTGCTGACAGTGCGGAGACCCATAAGCGCCTGCAGCGGACCCTCAGTGTGGGGATGGTCAGCGCCCAGCATTTGCAAGTCCTGGAATGGGGTCCAGTAATCACCGCTGGAATACATCGAACATTTCATTGGCAGTGCGTTTGCACCTTCTGGTAATACGATTTTCCACGGGATACCAGCCGGATTAGTTTGCATTTTAATTTGCTCCTGAATAGATTCAATAAGTTCGTCGTTAACTGCTAAGTCAGCGTGCGTACCACGCAGCGATTTGTCGTTGCTTATAGTACGAGCGCACAGCCGCCCTAAATCTTGTATATGCTCTTCGATAGCCGAACCGTAGTAGTGCTGCAACCACATCGAACTGAATGTGCTCTTGCAATTGCCGCGCGGCAGATTCTGTATACTCGCGGTACGTGGTGAGCACCACCGCAGAGTCCTGCTTACGAACTCGGAGGATTCTACGCTCGACCGGCACGATTTGCTTGAGTTCATTAGGAACCTCTTTGAATGTTTCCCAAGGGCACCCGCACTTGCCCTGCGTTTCCAGCAAGCGCCAGATAAACGCTGCGGTTTCGTCTACAGTGAGCATAGGCTTCTCTTAGGCACGCAGTTTCGTGCCACCAATACAAAAGCCGGAGAGGTGATAACGTCCCCTGCTCGGTAACTGCTCCGCATTAATCCCACAGCAGTTAAAAGTATGCGGCGCTCATTAATTGCCCCCTCTATAGGGAGTAAATAATATAGTCCGCTATAGGTCTCTTGGTACACGTCATACTTAATCATACCACACCCCGCACATTAAACCGGTGGCAATAGCCGCGCAGGGTCATACCCAGGCGCTGTGCTTGTTTCTCATAGTGCTGGCGCAGTGCTGCCTTAGCGTTGTACTCGCGCGCCAGCCCTTCGATTGTTGGTTGCTGCCTACGCATTAGCAGCGTCTCAGGATTCTTTCCGTGCATACCCAACCTCAAATATCGCTGTTGCTCTTACCGTCCACAGTGAGCGTCACGGCGGCGTCCGGGTACTGCTCCTGCACCGCCGCAAGGATACGCGCGCCCAGCTCTTTGCAGCCGCCGTCCGGGTCCTCAAATAGGTCGTACTCGGGGCGCGGCTGCGGTTCTTGCGTTGCCGGTTGCTGCAACTGCACTGTGCAATAGGGCACCGGGTTGTTTACGTCATTGCCCAGCACCAGCATAGCGCTGGTCACAATGATGTTGAACACGTTAACCATAAAGTTGTCTCCAGTCGTTGATAATGCCAAGATTCACGGCGTCCAGCACAGTGCGGGCAGCCATTTCGGTGTAGGTATCCACAAATTCTAAAGGGGATTCCTGATTAGTGTCTTTGTCAGAGAATATAACCACAGTGTAGTTGTATTCCTCGTAGACCCGATTGCACCACACGGGCCAGAGTTCATGGCCCGGATAAACCAATATAGCTTTCATATGAAACCTCATACGCTAGTTGCATTCACATAGCGCCCCGTAGGACGCTATAGGCTGTAATTAACGTCCGAATTGTCCGGCAGTGTACCAACCTTGCGGAGCCTTGCTGCTACCCTTTGTTTTGGTCTTACCGCGTACATTCGTACTGAATGTAGCGGATTGCTTTGTCCACATATACCCGGCGCGGTTCAATGCGTCCCGGCGCTTTCTCAACTCGGGACCTGATAACTTCTCCAGCCCAGCGAATTGTTGTTTCAATTTATCTCTGTACTTCATTATCGTGCTCCTTATAACGTTTGACGGGTTAGATTCTGGCGGAATGTACTTGCCCGCCTAGAACCCAACTCAAACGTCCCTAGCTCCGTGGTTGCTAGGATACCAGCAGTTTAGCTGCCAGCTTTCGAGTACGACCCACTGCACGACCGTGGAAGGGACTCAACCTCTCGGCGCTATTCTTTTAAGGGGCAGCGCCTCAGCGCCCCAGCCGTTTGTCGTCTCAGCTCTTGACGTTACATCTTTACCGCTACTGATTGTCTAGGATTGGTCGTCATCGTACCAGTCAAGGTACTGGGCCTCCCCGCAAACCAGCTTACTGCTTGCTATCTAAGTTACTCAGTGAATCCGAACTTGTCAGGCGTTTATTTCGTAACTCTTTAAGCCGTTCGTTTTATGGTTCGATACCCTGTAGCGGCTTGCTACGTGGAAGTGTCCTAGTTAACGGCCTGTCTTCAACTATCCTGCCGTACTGCTGGGATTCAATCTAGCTTATGTTCTTCGCGGTATCAACTCTTTTTATCGAGTATCTAACCCTTCACACTATCTAGCTTTAATCCGGCTGAATCTCCAGACTCTGCCCCGGTTAGCACCTCAGCGCCTCCCGGTGATTGAACTATAGCCCTATTGAACCAAAATAAGCAAGTAATATTTTCAACTTTTTATCACTAAGAGCAAAAAGGGTAAGCAGGGCAAATACTTAGAACCCTACTAGGGGTAGCACTGTGATAGCCAGAGATAGTCCTAGTCACTACTAGCCACTACTAGCCAATACTATCTAGATACTATGTAGCGTAACCATAGCGACTATATCCCGGAGGGATAGGAGCGGAGGTTACAAGATACTATGTAGGTAATGCTTCCTTCCCTACGGTCAGTCATACAGGGCATTACTAGGGGATACTAGTGACTACTAGTGAGTAGTAGTAAGCAGTAGTGTATATAGTGCCCAAACCCCCTCCTACTCCTGTAACATCATTTCGTATCAGCTTTCGAATGAAAGTAAGAGCAAGGGATAGCGCTGCAAAGGGATAG